GGACGTTTGTGCCGGGATAAACGAACTCACCATTGGCAAGGCTCGCAAGGTCAACTTGGTTGTACAATACTGCCAAACCACCTGTATTCGTTCCTTGCTTAAAGGCTTGAACCAAGGTGCGGTAGTTGTTCCAACCGCAGAAGATGACGAGGTCTTGCTTCGTTAGGATGGCCTGCGGAATTTGGTTGTAGATTCCGTCAAAGATGGAAATCACGTTGCTTGTAGTGATACCAACGGAGGCAGAAACCGCACCCGTGTTACCGCTGATGGTTGAACCCGAAGCAGCGTTCAACAACTGGTTGACACCGCTGAAGTAAGCGTTGCCCTGCCAAATTGCGTTCTCCAAAGCCTCTGCGATGCGGAGAGCCTTCTGCTCGGAGAAAGCCTGCTCGAAAGGAACACTATCGTAGGTAGAGCCAGCAGTCAACTGGGTCTGCATCCAGTATTGTTCCAAGGAACGAGGACACAAGGTTTCTTGCACTTTCATACGACCAACGGTGATATTCCGCTGGGTGAAGGCAGTCGTTCCTGAAGTAGTGTAACCGCAAGCATCACCGCTTTGAATCAAAGCATCGGTGTCCATGAGGTTGAGGGCAGCAGCGAACTTGATGCCCACCTGCTTGGTGAACAGGGCTGCTGAACGGGCCGAGAACACGGCCTTGGTGATGAGCGGTAACCGCTCTTGGTCGGTGTAGGAGGTTAATCCTGTGAACGAATATGCCATTGTTAATGGGGGTTTAGGGGTTTAGTTTTTTTTGAGTGATTGGAGTGCTTGTGCGAGTGCGTTGAAGTTCTGCGATGCCTGAGCCTTGCGCTGCTCAACGATTGCTGAACCGCTTGCTTTTGGGGCTTCGGCTGGGAGTTCGGAAACCTTCTCAACGATGTCGGCCATGGTTTCAACCTGCGATGCGAAGGCAGACATCTTCTCCTTCATCTTGCCCATCTCGGCATAGGCTGCCTTGAGTTCTTCCATAATGCCAGCGAGGTGCTTGGCGACGATGGCCTCCACAACTTCGGGGGTCATGGCAGGATAGGCTTCCTTGATTTCTTCGGTTACCTCAACGGCCACTTCGGGGGTGATTTCAGCAGCAACGGGCAACGGCTCGATGACCGGGGTTGCTACTTCGGCAGCGATGACCTCAACGATTTTGCCTGCTTCGGTCTTGATCGTGCCAACGCCTTCAACGACGTGTTCGCCATCGGGGGCAGGGAGAGTTCCGTCTTCGGCTACAACGTAAACGGCAGTCCCGGCAACGAGGTCCCCGTCAACACGGACAACGGTGCCGTCAACGAGTTTGTAGTCAGCAAAGGACTGCTTTTGAGTGCTGAATTTGCGGAGTTCCGTCCGCAGGGATTCGATTGCGTTTTTCAGGTTCATAGTTAGTGGGATTTGTAGGTGGGGGTTAATTGTTGCAAAAAAGCGGTTAATTCGTCAGCGAGGCCAGCGAGTGCGACCTCCAGTTCGGATTCGGTCTTGTCCATCCCGAACAGGCCCTCAACGGAGAAACCCCTGAACAGGTTGCGGTTGTCCCAAACTTCGTCGTTCTCAACCTTGAAGGACCCGAACCAAGAGCCGTCGGGGGTGTCCTCGTAGCCCTTGGGAGGCATGATGCCACGCTCGGAGTCGGTGATGTAACTCTCAAACATGAACACGCCATCCAGTTCAGCATTGTGGTAAGCATTGACGTTGTGCTGGTTGCCCTGCTTGAAATACTTCTGCACGATTTTGCGGATGGTGGCTTTGTCAAAGACAACGTAGTACTCGCCATAGGTTTCGTCCTTGCGGAAGATGGGGGTATCAGCAAGCATGAGAGGGCCAGTCAGGACCCTGCGTTCGCCTGTTTCGGTAAACTTCTGCTTGGCTTGGCTGAAGGCTTGGAATGGCCGTTCGATTGCCGGCATATCGGTCAGGGCCACGAATTGGACCCCTTCATCGACCTCGTCTACGGTCATCCTGTAAATGGGTAGTTCCATAGTGGTAGATGTGGTTAGGCTCCAAGAGTTGCAAATTCCTCCAACCTCCGAACCCTGCGAGTGCTTTGGGTGATGTCCCGTTCCACGACATAGGCTCGCATTGGTGATGAACCTTGACCTTGGCCTGCCGAGAGTTCGCCCGTGCCGAGGTTGGTCGTTTGTGGATTCGCAAAGATGGGCGGTGGTGCTGCGCTTGCTCCTGCACCCGTTACGTCTGCACCGGGAGAACCTGCACCTGCACCGCCTTGGAATTGTTGAGCCTTAATCTTGGCGACATTGGCAAGACCAGCAGCAAGGGCAAGACCCGCCTCTACAAACCTTTGTCCGGGGAATACGGATTCAGTCGGCTTCAAAGCGAGTGCTGAACTGACGGCAAGGTAGGTGTTCACGACGGCTTGGGCTATGGATGCAGCCTTGGCGACATTGAAGGCCCGCTTTTGTGCTGCCTCGCTCTTTCCAGCCGATGCGATGATGATGTCGTTGATAACCCCAAAGGATTGACCGATGTATTTTTCACGCAATCCAGCAAGGTCCTCTTCACGCTGGGCTTGGCCCATCTTGGACTTTGCGTCAGCCGTGTCCACCTGCATCCGCCTTTGTGCTTCGGCTTGCATCGCTTTGATTTGCAGTTGCTCCTGTTGGCTTAACCTATCCAACTCCATCTCGTAGAGTTGCAGGTTCAGGTCCTCTACGAACTTGATGATGGCGTTGTTTTCTTCCCTTAGTCGCTCCAAACGCTTTTGGGTGGCCTCTGCTTCCTTGCGTTGGCGTTCTTTGACCTGTGCCTCCCTCTTTTGGTCTGCTGCGATTTGGGCGTTCGTGTGGGCTTCGTATGCGTCCCGGTAATTGGACAACGCTGCTTCCTCACGCAACAACGCCTGCTCCCTCGCCTTGGCTGCGATGGCTGGGTCGGGTAGGTTCAGGAACCTACGAACCGCTGCGGTGAGTTCATCCCACTTGGCTATCAATAGCCCTACCGCTGCGATGGCTGCACCGATACCCGTTGCAAGGAGGGCGATTCTAAACGCTTTCATCGCCCCCGTACTCGCACCGACTGCCGTTGCATAGAGTGCCTGTGCTGCTGCCTGCCCTTGGGTTATCAGGATGGAGTCCTTGTTGAGCAGATTGGCTACCTGTTGCACTCCGTTAGCGAGAGCCATCGCCCCTTGGACCTTCAACAACGCTTTCTGCAAGTCCTCGTTCTCGGAGCCGAACAACGCTGCTGCACCCTGTGCGATTTGGAAGCCAGCGGTGATTCCTTGGATTCCAGCGACGAAGGTGTCGATGTTGCGTGTGTCCGATGCGAGGTTCTTGATCCTTTGGCTTGTGTCCCCGATTTGGTCCTTCAGTTTCCCTGCCTCGACCTCCATTTGCTTGAAAGCCTTGGTCCCGGATTCCCCAGCCAAGGCCATCTCGGTCAGGGTTTTTTGGAGTTCCCTAAGCCGTTGTTTAGCACTCGTCGTGCCTTGTGCCGTTGAGTCTTTAAGCCCTACTTCAAGGACGATTTCTTTAGTAACTGCCATAGTTTTTATTTATTCTGCCATGATGGTATTCCCGACGCAACCTCTAAGACCTGACCTTCCGTCCCAATAGACAAGTTGACCCAATCGGTGCCGTCCCAATACTTGATGTCGCCTGCTGCATCGCCCGGGGTATAGCCTTCACCTGCTGGACCGACCGCACCCGTTGCTCCTGTTGCTCCAGTCGCACCTGTTTCACCCGGAGGACCCGCAACCGCTGGCAGTTCCTTGACCAATGGAATCGGGGGGACTTCGTTCGGGTAATCCGAATCCGTTGCAGGAACTGGCCCATCGTAGGGGAAGTAATAGATTTGCTTTGGAGCGAACTCGGTGAGATTAAGAATCCTGCGAAGGGTTACCCGGCACGGCTTCTGCTGACCTATCTCGTAGTCCCTGACCTCTAACAACCGCCAACGGACCCCTCCGTAGTAGATAGGGGTTCGGAAGTCGAGTTGGCTGATGTCGGCTGCGTTGAGCATAATCGACAACTCCAACTGCATCGCCTCACGACTGACGGTTTCTTGGAT